CGCAGATACTCCTCGCCGTGTTGCTAAGGCGTATGTGAATGACTTATGGGCAGGACGATTCAATCCTATGCCTGAGATCACCGCCTTCCCTTCTGATGGGTATGATGGCATTGTCTTTGAAGGTAATATTCCTTTGACTTCGATGTGTTCACACCACCACCAGACTATCACCGGTCGAGTTCACATCGGGTATATTCCTTCTAAGGACGGAAAGGTAATCGGTTTATCTAAATTGAATCGTATTGTAGAGCATTTCGGACGTAGAGGTGCTATTCAGGAGCAGCTTACTGTTGCTATCCACAACGCAGTAGATACTGTATGTGAAGGTAACTTAGGAGTAGCTGTAATGATTGAAGCAGGTCACAATTGTGTATCATGCCGTGGTACTAAGCATGCAGGAGCAACGATGAAAACCTCTAAGCTATCCGGCAGCTTTATGGATGAAGACTCAGCACGAGCAGAATTTTATGAATTTGTAAAAGGCTATGCCTGTAAATAATATGTCACAGTTATCACTCTTTACAGAAAACGGAGTACCTTTTGTTAATGAGGTAGAAACGTTCAACGCTACGTTCGGTAAACCGAACAACTATACTCCTATCGTTCCTAACGATAAGAAGCTCACTGACTTTGTAGTTAACTTTATCAAAGAAGAAACTGACGAGTTAGCAGAAGCTATCGAGAATAAAGACATCGTAGAGGTATTAGATGCTATTTGTGATTTGCTTTACGTAGCAGTAGGTAACGCTACTATGGTATTTGGACTTAAAGACAAGCTTCTAGATGCATATGCAGAAGTACAGGCATCGAATATGTCTAAGAGCTGCAGTACCGAAGAAGAAGCACGTCAAACAGTTGCAGTACGTTCTACAGAACACGGTACTTGTCATTATAGTAAGGTAGGAGATCGCTGGGTTGTTTACCGTACAGCAGACGATAAAGTAATGAAATCTATTAACTACTTCGCACCAGACCTAGAGCAGTTCTTTACTGCAGAAGAAATCGAAAACGCTAAGCAATGAGCCCAAGAGAATTAATAGAGCAACATAAGATCTATCTTGAAGAGTTAGATCGCTGGGTAGTTCCGTTAGAGGTAGCCGATGAAGCTCTGCAGATGAAAACTGTTCAAGAACTCGAACAGAATGTAAATAAGTTACAGAATAACTTAACAGAACTCAATAGATTATTTAACGATTTAGGAAATATTAATGGTTAAGATTGCACACGAAAGTCCTATTGCTAGCTTTGATACTATCCAGCAGCATACAGATTATGATTATGCTCTAGTACATCTCTTTGAAGAGAACGAAGACTACTTAGAGAAGTTTATAGAAGCTCGAGACAAAGGACGAGAGATTATTCTTGATAACTCTATCTTCGAATTAGGAGAAGCGTTTGATTCAGAACGTTTCGCTTTCTGGATTGATTACCTAAAGCCTACCTGGTACATCGTTCCTGACTCTTTAGAGAATGTAAAACGTACTTGTGCCAATATGGCCGAATGGAACTTTAAGTATGCAGATCATCTAGCAGCACCTAGTAAGAAGATTGGAGTACTACAGGGAAAGACTTACTCTGAGATCATCAATTGCTATGACTATATGATTAACATAGCAAAGGTAGATATGGTGGCTATCTCTTTCGATTACAGTTATTACGAACAGCTCGTACCGCACCCTAACAAGTATGTTAGTTGGATGCTAGGTAGAGTAGTTCTATTGGGTAAGATGCTACGTGATGGTGTTATTAATCCTGATATCCCTCACCACTTACTAGGTTGTGGTCTTCCTCAGGAGTTTAGCTTCTATAAAGACTATGATTGGATCTACTCACTAGACACTTCTAACCCAGTAGTTCATGGTCTGTTAGGAATCGAGTATAAAGATCAAGGTTTGTGGGATAAAGCATCTATCAAGTTATTTGAGATGATTAATATGGTACCTACATCCGAACAAGTTACTCAAGCAGTTTATAATGTTCAACGTTTTAGATGGTTTGCACATGGAAGCAACACGCCCGTGGATAGCGTTCTTTAGTCAGACAGGTTCTGAAATTGTTGAGGTAAGTAAGGTACTTGGGAAAGAACCGGACCTTATTATTACTAATGAAAGACCTGAGCACTTACGGACAGTTAATGAGGGTATCACAGTATACGTAGAGCTACCTAATAAGCCTACTTTAGACGATTACGACTTAATACTACGAGCGTACGATAACCCTATCATTACACTACACGGCTGGCTTAGAGTTGTACCAGAAGAAATCTGTAATCAGTACGAAATCTATAACGGACATCCAGGATTGATTACGAAGTACCCTGAACTAAAAGGTAAAGACCCTCAGTACAGAGCCTGGGAAGGTAATTATAAGACTGCTGGCTGTGTTATTCATAAAGTAACAGCAGGAGTAGACGAAGGAGAAATTCTTATGGAGAGAGAAAGTATTCATAAAATGTTGCCTAAGAACGATATTTTTCGTATCTTACATGACACATCAGTAGAGATGTGGGTAGAATTCTTACAAGATAAACTATGATCAGACGTATTGCATTAGTAGGTGCTAGTAGTACCGGTAAAACTACTGTATATGAGTTGCTTAAGACTAAGCTGCCGAAGTACGACTTTATTAACGAAAGCACTCGTACAGTAGCTAAGTTTGGCTTTCCTATCAATGAAGCAGGCACTACTGAAACTCAGTTAGCTATCTCTTCTTTTCACTTAGAGGCTTTGCTTAAGCCTCATAGTTTGATTCTAGATCGTTGTTATCTAGATTTAGTTGTATATTCAAAGCATATGCCTGCTTTATCTCAACAGGGCTTAGACTTTATTGAAGATACTTGGACTAGAGTTCAAGATGAGTATACGCACTATATTTACTTCCCGATTGAATTCGATGCTGTGGATGACGGACAGCGTAGTGTCGATGAAGCTTGGAGAAAAATTATCGATGAAGAGTTTAAATATCAACTCGATCTAACTGACCGTCATTATTTAACTGTTACTGGCTCACCTTTGCAGCGAGTAGAACAAATTCTAAAATATATTAAGTAAATGGAAGAAGTAAAGAATTACAATGCAGTCGTTGAGATTGCTGGTAAACACCTCGGTAAGGTAGGTGGTGAAGGATACTCAGACCAGTATAATGCTGAGTTGTTAGTAGCAGTACCTCGTTATTTAAACCGAGAAGCTTACGGAATTGAAGAGAGTAGTCTTCCATTCGTAGGAGTAGATGCCTGGAATGCTTACGAAGTTTCAGCCATTACTAAAAAAGGACAGCCTGTAGCAGGTATGCTTAAGATTGTGTGCCCAGCTAGTACAGAGTTTCACGTTGAGTCAAAGTCTATTAAGTTGTATTTGAACTCATTAAATATGACTCCAATGGGCCAGACAGCTAAGGAGTGTATCAAGGAGATAGAAACAACAGTAGCTAAAGATCTAACCGACCTACTAGGAGGTAACGTTACCTGTACATTCTTCGGTAACACATACACTCCAGAGTTTGAGTTTGATGGCTTTACAGACTTAGGAGCAACAGTACACTTAGACGATATTGAGTTTACAGCCTTCAAGTCTGATGCAGGTCAGCTTGAGATTGGAGGAGAGCTTCCAATGTCTGTTACAACTAAAGTAAGCTCTAACCTACTACGTAGTAACTGCCGAGTAACTAACCAGCCTGACTGGGGTGATATCTACATCCATATGCAAGGTCATAACTCAATCAAGCTTGAGTCACTAGCCAAGTATATTGTTAGTCACCGTACAGTATCCCACTTCCACGAAGAGATCTGTGAGATGGTCTTCACTCACCTAATGGAAGCTTATAAGCCAGAGAAGTTGATGGTAGCCTGTTTGTATACTCGTAGAGGTGGATTAGATATTAACCCTATCCGTGCTACTCATAAGGATATGATCCCAGGATGGTTTTCAGACTCAGGTAAGCGAATGAAGAAAACTTTACGTCAATGATCGAAGAAACTTTAGAACTAATCGCCACCAGGGTACCTCCTGGCGACAAGTGGAAGCTGGTTGGCGATAAAGAAGTTCACGATTCACTAACTAAGGCACTAAATGCCTGGTATTTGAGAACAAAGGAGAAAGCAGAGTTTAGACTCGCACCTTTGGACAGTAAGATCTACGTAATACGTGCTCAAGAAGTAGCTCCACCAGAGCCAGAAACTTTTGACATTTACGGAGAAAATTACTAAAATAAGTTGGAGCCTACGGGCTCCTTTCTTATCTTTATATTATAGATAAACGGTTATGGAAGAATATAAACTCACCCTTTTTGAAGAAGATCTAGGTTTCCCAAGAGAAACTCTTTACAAGTATATTCGAGATCCTCAAGAAGCAAGAAACTTTATCATGACAGGGGGTCGACCTCTTTTAGCTGAAGTTATTATTAAGAACTGGGCTTGCCATTACTTTAGACGAGACATGGAAGTAGGTTCAGCAACAAACCAGTTCGGCTTTGATATTAGAAGTGTTGATGGTGAAATTGCTATTGAAGTAAAGACTAGTTGGAAACCTGATAGCAGGTACGTATCTTTTAAGAGTATTAATCAGAAGAGAAATAAAGACGGCAGTTATGCTTTTACGCATATTGCTTTTTACTCTCCTCTTCTAGATCCAAATGGTGTAGTGTTGTTTACCAATAAGCAATTTGCTGAAGAAGTAATCATACCACCAGCTGGTAAATTGAATATCAAGACGGACTTAAACGAAGGTATCAAAGGTAACAACTGTCACAAGTCATCAGAAGCTTTTCATAACAATATTAAATGGATGTAATGTCAATAGAAAAGAAGTATTACACAGTAACAGATAAAGAGACTGTTAACCTACTCATTCAACACATCAACGAATCAAACGTTATTGCGTACGATACCGAGACTACCTCTCTTAACATGCGTAAAGGAGAGATTGTAGGCTTCTCTGTATCAGGTGATATTGGTATTGGTTTTTATATGCCGACCATGGCCTGGAATCATGCTAACGAATCTCTAGATGAGTTACAGATTGAAGGTATGGGCTGTCATGCTATCGCTAAGAAAGTCTTAAGTATGTTAGTTGGTAAGAAGCTCGTGATGCACAACGCATCATTTGACTGCCGCTTTACTAAGAACTTCTACGGAGTAGATCTTCTGGAAAGCCTCTGGGTTGATACTGCCTTACTTGTACATACTG